AATAGCATAGAGTATCTTGACAAGCTTTACTCTTTACTAATAGATATATTGCTACAGGAGGGTATAACAAATGATAATAGCATACTTGAGAGTATCGACGACCGAACAAACGATAGCACAACAACAGAAGGCAATTAGTGAGTATGCGGCCGCTCATAACCTAACAATTGATAAAGTATACTCTGATGAAGGTATCAGTGCTTATAGTAAGACATTCGAAGCTAGAGAAGGCTTATTAGAGATCCTTAAGTTATCAGAACAAGGCTTAGTATCAGACTTGATATTGTTCGAGACATCTAGGATATCAAGAAGGTATGGTGAGTCCGTATCACTATTCGATAATCTAACAACTAAAGGTATTCGTATTCATAGTGTAGTAGACGGTGGCGTTATTAATGCACAAGAAATTGACCAATTAATGTTAGCCTTTCGTTCATATATGAATCAACAGTCCTCTAAGCTTACCTCAGAGAGAATCAAGGCTAAGTTATCACACTTAAGACAACAAGGATTATATACAGGCGGTTCTGTTACTTGGGGATTTACTGTAGTAGATAGGAGAGTGGTTCCTGATGAAGAACTACGACCAATTATAGTACAGTTCTTCAATGATTATATAGCTTATGGCGCCTCATACTGCCTAGAGAAATATAATATAGGCAATCCAGTAACACTTAATAAACGTATAAAGAATGAGGCATATATAGAAATAGTTGGTGAAGAATTATGGAATCATGCTAATAAAGTAAGAGCTAGTAGAGCCTGTAGGAAGTCCTATTCTAGTAAGACTAATCGCTCTAAGTGGTTATATGAAGGCTTACTACAGCATGATTGTGGCAAGAAATTATATCTATCTGTGCATGGTGATGGTAGTTCCTACTATAGATGCTATAGATGTAATAGTACTAGCAGGAAGATGTATAAGGCTAAAGAATTAGAGGCTTTATTAGAGGAAGAACTGCTAACTGTATTCTCTAATCTAAGCTATGAGAAGCTTGAGGAACAATACCTACTAAAGACAGAGAAACTTAAGTTAGTGCTTGAGTTAGAGATAAAGTCTTTAGAGACAGAAATAGAGGCGGCCGAAAAACAACTAACTACTCTAAAGAATAGATTAACTCACTTCCTATGTGAAGATGGTTCTGATATGGTTATCAAGCAGATATCAGAATTAATTACTAATAAGATAGCCGAGATATCATCGCTCAAGACAGATAGAGATGAAGCGGTTATTAGATTGTCTTCTGCTAATAACAAAGAACAACAGCAACTGAATCAGATTAATAATCTACTAGATGCTAAAGATATATATATTAATGCACCTATAGAGAGTAAGAAAGCAGTACTTCATCTTATAGTTGATAAAGTAGTAGTGAGAGATTATAACGCTCTCGATATCTTCTTACACATATAATGTGTGTGAACATTAACCGTCTATCACTTAAGTTTATGCTCACACAATTGCTTATACACAAAGAAAAAGCCTATAGTAACTTTACCAGGGCTACTATAGACTTGATCAGAGAGTTATTATAAGGCTATTCGGTGAGTAATAGTAATATATTATTAACTTATATTCAACCAATTTATATTTAGCTAATATAAGCTATACCTCTAGTATATCGAGTATGTATAAAGATTACACAAAATTCATAATTATTGGCAAAAAAAAAGAGGAGCCGAAGCTCCCCAAGGACGGTGTATATTATAATTATAAAGGAGGAATAATTCATTATGAACTACATCTATTAGTATATCTCCTATATGTAACTTTATAACAAAAAAAGAGGGAGCTAATGCTCCCCAAGTTCCTAAGAACTCTATTCATATAACATCTGACCTTGTATGTTATGGAGTGAAAGGTGCTTATCATTATGGCTAACAAATAATTGAATGCTTATTAGATACTACTTAGTATAGATCACTTATTGTAATAATATACAAATTATATTTCTATAGCAACTAATTCATCTTCTGTTTCTATCCATAATTCATCTTCTTTATCAGTTATTGATACCTCTATATCTGTAGGTAGAGTAGCAACGAAGTCCATATACACATCAAGGATTCTTTTTGGGGCGAACCCATAAGCTTCCTTGAATAATATGAATAGTTCTCCTTGATTCATAGGAGTCATAGTATAGTTGCTAGCTATAAGTCTTTCTAATAAAGCATAAGCAGCATATTTATCTGCATATGTTCCTAGTCCAAGTCTGTAATTCATTATCTCTAAGTTATCTAGTATTTCTTGCTTATTTAATCTCATAGTGCATCGCTCCTTTATAATATTGTATTTGTTATTATATTACTCTAGTATATTCTTCTTATAACTCAATAATGCTTATTATATGATTCATATTACATAGTATAGTGCAGCTAATTATTCTTCATTAATAGAATCCCACGAAATACAATCCAAAATAACATCTAGTTTTCTATACATAGTAGTATCTTTAGGTAATATGCCATTACAGTAATTTGCAATACTTTCTGCTACATATTCTTCTATAGTACTGTAGAAATAGCTACTGTTAAATGATATCTCGTGACGTTTATAACTTTTCTTAACAGCTCTTTCATCACTTATATTAGCAATATGATCCAGTGCGTGTCCTATTTCGTGGAATAAAGCATATCTGATACTATCTTCATTACTCTTCAAGGTTATCTTTCTGTCATAATAACTATAGAATCCTTCAACGAGCGGCCCTTGTCTTCTAACAGCAGCATCATCAATCTCTATAGTTATCTTATTCTTTATCAATGCTTTCTTTATTTTCTTAGGTAATTTATTCAGCTCTGTTTCTATTGCTATATTCTTATAAGGATTCAGTTTGTTGTTATACCTTGGAGTTACTTTTGGTTCATTAGAATCAATCATAGATTCTACAGTTCCTGCTACGAACGCCCCTGTTCCTACTATCACTGCACCTGTCACAGCAGCACTTCCTACAAGTAATGCTCCTGTTGCTTTAAGTGTGCCTTTTGCTATTCCTGTTATTAATCCCATAACTATCAATCTCCTTTATATTTATAATATTATTATGATTCATGTAATTATACCCCTGTATAAAGCTCACTGAGGGCTTGATAGTATCATGCTAGTAATTTATCGTTCATACCTCTATGATGCTCTACATGTGAGCGGAACGTGGTGAATTTGCTATAGTAGTAGTTCTGTACATATAATCTATTGTGTATTATATATACAATACTATTATATATACAGTAGTATTATATATATAATTAGGTGCCACTTGTCATAGTAGGAACCATAAGTACAAATAGCACCGCACTAGTAACAGCGCTATCATTGTCCTATAGTAGAGTATATGTATATATCTTCTACTATGATAATAAGCAATACTATTATACAGATAATAGATTATCTATACAGATTAACCACAATTAATTTCTGATAACAAAAGAACACTCTCTATACATTACTAACCTAGTTAGAGATCTAGGAAATATTTCCGCGATCTCTTGTTAGGTTACTATTATTACTAAGTTCTTGCTTTATGAGAAATTACCACAATACATAATGGCTACAATACCTTTAGCCGAGAGATAGTATTGTTGTTATCAGAAAGCTCTGTTTATGGATCCTGTTGTCATAGTACATAAGCAGCACAAGAGCCAGAGGAAGGTGTGATACTAGATTGGGCGCGCCTTCCTCTGGCTCCTATATATAGTACTAACTTATAATGATTCGTTATTAGATGTATAGTAGATAAAGCATTGGGACACAATACTACTGTAAGAACGAAGGTCGCCCTCGCCGGGCAGGCAGACTCAGTCCCCGTCCAGGCTATTAGCCCCTGCGAAAAAATGCTTACGCTTTTTTCTTGGGTCTAGATAAGACCATATACCATAGAGAGACACAAATCATAATTTTGCAGAAGTGCCTCTAACCTTGTAGTTGCAATAAGTTTAGAGTTTAATGCAAAAATGCCAAGTGTATGTTCATGGCGAGTAAGTGTATGTTCATGGCGAGATGCTAGATTATATTAATTCTTTTTCGCGCTAAATAAATCCATTATAGCTTTTAGTTCATTAACATTATCGCCTGCATAATAGACACGAGGATTTATAATTATTATACCTCCATCTTCATCATAGAATTGCCCTATAACTTTCTCTCCATGGACTCTCAAGTTCATCAAGTCTTTTCTTAGACGAGATGCATGTGATTTATCATATCCACATATGTCACATAAATCTGACCAGCCTAAAGGTTCTACTTTCGTATTGTCTGTTTCAGTTGGGTTACTACATAGTCTATTATACTTGAAGTTTATATATGGTAATATAGCATATAGATTAGACAACTGTTGTCTTTTTCGTGACTCCATTTCGTTATATAGATTTAATATAGATTCACAGAATACACGAGTATAAGTATAACTCTTATCTTCTTTATGCAATTCCTTAATATAGTCTTTTATCTTTTCGCGTGCTATATTTTCATTAATTGTGATAAATCCATCTTCTGCTTCTTGTATGAATCCACAATCTAATAAGAACTTATATGTTTCATTAATACCATTTCTATTTGCTGTATCCCATACCTCTGTAAGCATAGGCTTCTTAACTTTGCCATATAGAGACATATAAGCAACTAAAGTTGTGAATCTAACCATTGTTATTTTCACTTTACTTTGGGGTACCATCTTTCTTAGTTCTTCGAACATCGGTTGATTATATTTATATATCATATGGAAGTACCTCCCAAATTCATTATCCTTTAGATATTCTCTCATATTATTAGCTTTTTTGTTCTTTTCTATTAAGGCATCTGATTGATTCTTTTTATTTTGTAATTTTGCCTCGTATTCTTCTTGAGGAATAAATGTAATATTACAGCCTTCAGGAACTTCAATACTTGTACTTGATTCAATGTTAGATACTACATCATCAATATCGTTAATAAAGTTATCATTATTTGGCATCTTATTAGCCTCGCTTTCTATATATCTGTATTCGCTCATAATAAATCAGCTCCTTTATACTTGTTATATAATCATATTACATAGTATAGTGGCGCTATTATTATTTCTTATCAGAAAGTAAATTCATAGCCTCTATAAGTGCGCCGTATGTTTCTTCTAATAATGAATCATATTCTGCTATTACCTCTCTATCTTCTTCACGTGTCTGTAGCATCGCGCTAACTAATTCCTTCATTGCTTCTCTAGCATCAGCTTTATTCATAGTATCGAATACATAATCTATATAGTCCATATGTTTTTGTCCTACTACTTCTCCTGTAGCAAAGTCTATAGTTATAACATTGTTATTTCTCATAATTATCATTCTCCTTTATATATATTATTTATTAGTTATAAGTGCGTCCTAAAGTTCCTCATTCATTTTCTCATAGAAGAACACTATAAGGTCAATTAGAGCCAATCTAGTTCCTGGCGCAATAGAGTCATTATTAGCTATTACATCTCTAGCTGCATCATAAAGCATACGATACATTTCTGCGCTAGAGAATGTACCATAACAATTGTTATTACCTGTTATATGATTCTCGAATGCGTGTGCTATTGATTGATATCTGTAATGATTCCCAAGCGGCGCTAAGTAAGTTAATCCTACTTCTACGATTTCTTCTATAGTATATTTCTTATTATTATTCATAGTTATTCTCCTTTATATTGTAGGCACGACGACCTACTACCTTATATTATTATAATTATCAGAAAGATTGTTTATGTTACTGAACGAAGTGAAGTGATAAAGAAATTTTTTTTCCTGCTTCGTATATACATATATATGAGAGTAATAAATATACGAAAGGCTTGGTGATTATTATGTTTATATTTAGAAACAAAATAAGTGATGAGGGCAAAGTCTGTTATCATTGGCATATTAGTTTAGATGATATACAAATAGGTGATGCTTACTTTGTCATTAGTCCAGTGTATCAAGAATTAGGCGCTAGGCTCTATAGAATGGCAGGTATGCCTGAGTCAGTAATAAAGACAATAGCAAAAGACTTTAAGCATTTAGCTAATAACTATCTACTAGATATAGATGAAGATTATGAACCACTTCGATTTATTAGAGTTGATTATTACGACGATAGAAATAATACTATATTCTACTAGTAATAATCTTGGGGTACTATTATCTAAATCATATTACTAGTTATAGAGAGGAATGGTATTATTATGTTAGTATTTAGAGATTATACAGAAGGCGATATTGGCGCCTATCCAATGTATACATATCATATCTGCGAAGGAGACGAGAAGATAGGCAAGCTATTTCTTGTTCTAAAGTCCTCCTACGAGATACGTGTAGGCATAGTCTTCCCGTATGAATTAGAGAGTTGGGTAGACGTTAAGGTAAAGCACGTCAAGGAAATCATTAATCTAGTAGAAAACCATATGATTATAGATGAACCATATAGCAAGATAGAGTATGATATAGAGCATTTAGATTTGGAGCTATAAGCATACTTACCACGGGGGTAATGTTATCTGATTCACTAATTACTAATTATAGAGAGGAAGGTACCATTATTATGAGAAATGATTTAACTATATTCGAGAATCAATTAACTATAACTAGCAAACAATTATGTGACATAATTAATATGTTTAGAGCTGATGAAGGTAACGAAACTGTTCTTATGCATAAGAACTTAATGGCATCTATCAGAGCAGAACTTGAAGCCCTTGCTAATGCTGGTATAGATGACGGGCTAAATTTTCAGCCCGTTACTTATATAGATAATAAAGGCGAAACAAGACCTTGCTATAGTATAACTAAAGCGGGCGCTATGTCTCTTCTTAATAAAGAATCAGCAGTAGTACGTTATAAGACTCAACAATATATAGATATACTAGAGAAACAACTAATGGCTCAAGTACTACCACAATCTAATAATAACAACAACCTAATAGGTATTAATCCATATAGCAATAGACTTATCAGAAAGAACATTAATCAACTTAGAGCAGATGATATCCCACGATACGTTAATCAAGTAGTAGAGCAAGCTAAAGAGTATAAAGCAGCAGATAGACTTAATACATATGAATTAACAAGATCGGCGCTAGAGGACTTACTTCCTACTCTTACTGACTCCTTCGATATAGAAATGGTACAAGCACCTCTACGTAAGCTTAATAAGCTAATAGAGAACCAGAAGATGTATATATCAAGAAGTAAACTTGGCTCAAGTACTAAGAAGATTAATAACCTAGAGCAACAACTTGATGAATGGATACAGTATACAGAACAATTAGAGCAACAACTTGATAACCTAGTACCTGAAGAGAGACATTGGACAACCCTACCTTGTCATCCATTCTCAGAGAATTACCAATACGATAAGCAATATCATATTACTCCTGCTTATAGATACTGGAGAAACAATTTCCCTCGTCATCTAGTTCCTAGTAGAGAAGACTATGAAGCTAATCATAATATAGACTTCACTAAGCCTATCTGTATAGAGTTCAAGCTAGTACATATGTCTAAGTTCGATACAGCTAATCTAATTAAGTCTTTATTAGATATGCTATTTAATGATATCCTAGGTGTAGATGATAATATAGTTACGAAAATCATACCAGAAACAGTTGGCTATTGTGACTCATATGATGAAGGACAAATAAGTTTCTGTATATATAATATATAGCATGGAGTATAGGCTACGTCATAGTACGTAGCTTTATTTATTATTGATTATCAGAAAGATTATTTATGTTCGTGAGCGAAGCGAAGGAAGACACATTATAATCGACGCCTAATTCCGACTTGCCTATAGTACATCTCATAAGCAAATTTCCTCCAGAATCATTTTCTAATTCCGAATTGGTTTATGATTTTTTCTTTAGCAAATCTATCAGAAATCATTTTTCGTTTTCTTTATCGCGCTTCACTTCGTTTATCCTATCAAGAATCATTTTTCATTTTTGCGCCAAGAATCATTTTTTGTTTTTGCCTAATGAATCATTTTCTATTTCTGATTAGTTATTAGTTTTTGTTATTAGATTTTGCTCCAGAAATCATTTTTCATTTATAGTTATTTCTCACGCTATGATTTATTATTGTGCTAGTAATCATTATAGCAATACCTACGTCGCTCACTACGTTCGCTCTACGCTCCTTCTCCTATAGTAGTAATTAGTTATATAGTTCTTTAGTGTGATTCATAGCAGTGATGATAATTATATATCACTCGCTCGTCACTACACTCTTCCTATGCTCGTTATAGTACTCAAGCTATAGTCTATCGCTACGTTCACTATAGAGCTTCCTACAGTGGTTATATAGGCCATATTACGCTATAATTATAGTGCTTATATATGCTGTTACTATGCTCATCGCCCTTATAGGTATAATTGGCTAGTAATTATAGTACGGCAGTAGCAGAAACATAGCAGAATTCCTAGTGTTATAGATGATTATAGGTACTGTGTTGTATTATTAGCAAATCTCTGATGATGGCCTTAGAGGTAAAGTTGGTCTAGATGTAGTGGTACCAACGGTTACAGCATACCATATATAGTGGTTAGAGTAGTGTACTAGGTTAGTATATGCTACTATAGTATATATAGTGCTATAGCTATAGTGATACACTATGCGTGGCTCTGGTTTTGCTTTGCACGCGGGCCCGTAGGCGGCGGGTGAGGAGGGCCGGGGGTCAAAAAAAAGCCTTGGAGCAGAAAAAGCCTGGCCCCGGAGGTTACTTTGGAGCAGAAGAAGCTCCGCCCCGTCTGAAGCATAGCTTCAGGGCAACCTTTGGCAGGTTGCGTGCCTAGAGGCACACGGGGCTTCGCCTGGGGACGAACCCTGGGGTCTGTTGTGGCCTTCGCCCAAGAGGGCTTCGGCCAGGATGTTACTTTGGAGCCAATAAAGCCTGTCCCTAGGTGTTATTTATGCCAATATGGGACTTGCACTTTAATAAATTAAGTCCCCTTAGCTTAACTTTATTCAGCACGAGGGCCCTTTTTGCTTAACAAAATAAAGTGCTAATTCATCATTGGTTAGTTGTTATGAGAAAAAGGAGCCAATTATAACTCCTATTCATTAGTTACTTGCTCATAAACTATATCTGTAGCTCTTATGTTTCCATCTTCATCTCTAACGTAAGTTATCTTAGTTGCATCGAAGCCGTCTATATGTTCTATAGCAAATGGATTATCAACTTTAGCTGGTTTCTTAGCATTCTTTGGTCTATTAACTACTTTCTTAGCTTCAGTTATAGCATCAACTTTAGCTTGTAGTTCCTCTATTTTTGCTAATAACTCTTCATTAGTAGCTTGTGTCTCTTTATATATGATAGTGTTCTTAACTACAGTTTCTTCTATCATACGGCATCTTGTTGTTACATCAAGTTTAACGTTATCTATTACTTGAGTCACTTCTTCTTTACATTCAGTATATTTGCCTATAACAGCTTCTTTAGCTTTGTTATATTTGTTTCTAAAGAACTTAGCGACTTTATTAGCTTTATCTTTAGCAAAAGCAACTGTAGTATCTGCTGCAACTAAAGCAGATACTGCTGTTGTCTCCATTAAGTCTTTAGTTACTTCTATAGCTTTATCAGCAGCTTGTCTTATAGGTGTAGTTAATACATCAACTACAGTTGTATCTTTAGCATCGGCTAATGATTTAGCTAAACATAAATTCATTCCTAATAATCCTAATACTAATAAATTCATCATAATCTTATCTCCTTATATTCTAGGCTCGACGACCTAGACCCAATAATATTATTTATAAATCAATTGAAGTGTTTATGTTTCTGAGCGAAGCGAAGTATAAAGCATAATAATAGGAGCCAATTAAGGCCCCTATATATCATAATCATCATCATCTGTATCCATTTCTTCAAGTAGTTTATTTAATTTCTCTTGCATCATCATTGTTATACGTGCCTCTTGTTCTTCTGGAGAACATAACGTGAATAAAGCCTCTGTTAATATCCATTGTCCATCTATTCTCTCCTGATTAGCTTTTGCTGTACTATAATATCTGATAAATTCCATTTCTGTCATTCCACATAAATCTGCTATAGTCGCTCTATCCATAACTAAGTTATCATCTAGTAAACTACTAAGTGTAATGAATCTTTCGTGCATTATAACTTGATTATCTTCGTTTACTCTAGCTATTATTGTTTCTTCTCCATTATTAACTAAATATATATTCATAATCTTATCTCCTATCTGATAGGCACGACGACCTATCCCCTAATATATTATTAATAAATCAATATAATTATTTATGTTACTGAGCGAAGCGAAGTGATACACAAATAGACGACGTTGAAGCGCCGCCTAATTCCTCTTTTGTTTCTCTATATAGCAAATCATTAGTATATATGGATTCATTATTAGCTCCACATCCGACTACAGTTATGGTAGTCATAAATAGTATTATAGTTAATATAGTAGTCACTATTGTCTTCTTCATTGGTAAGTCCTCCTAATTTTGGGTTAGTATAATAGATATAGTCTTTTGTTTCTTATGAGAAATCATTTTCTAATTTCGAGTTAGTTTATAGGCGGAGCTATAATAATTCCGCGAAAAATCATTTTTCGTTTTGTTATATGAGTCATTAGTAATGCTGTTTGTTATGAGAAAAAGACGCCGAATTGGCGCCTAGTATCTCCATTCCATAACAAATCTAGCATTAGGCCAAGCTTGGTCTATATGACACATAATTACTTCTTGTAATTCTGATAATGACTTACACTCTATACGATGATCATTATAATCATAGTAAGTGTATATGCCTTGCCCTTCATGAATCATAATGCCAAAAGCATACTTGTCCATTATCAGATCTCCAAAAGTATAGAACATAGCGCCGCTAGCTTCTTTCTCATAATATACAGGCACTATTACTTCTTCTGGTTCTTCATAAGCTACATCTTCTACTACTGGTTGATTATAAGTTATGGTTGGTGTTGATTCAGCTTTATCTAATGTATCTGCTATGTTATCTAAAGCTCTGATAGTTAAGAAAGTACATACACACATAGTTGCTATTGTACATATAAATCCTGTAGCTATTAATCTTCTCATAATTGCCTCCATAATGCTGGTAAAGGGCGTCCAGCTCAACCCTAATTATATATAATAATCAACTTAGATATGAATCTAAATTGGATTATTTCTTGTTATGAATCATTTCTTATTATGATTTATTTTTTGTTTTGTTATCAGAAGAAGTATTTATGTTACTGAGCGAAGCGAAGTGGTTTGTAATTCTGACTTGCTTTGGCTCCAGCCCAAGTCGTTTTCTAGTCATAGCTATGTCATATTGCTATAGTCATTTTCCCGCGCCCGCTCCCGCTTTTCCCGCTTTTTCCCGCGCTGGCCGGCCCCGGCTTTGGGTTGGGTTCGGTTGCGGTTTCGGTTTTTTGACCCGCGGAGACTGACCTCTTGATTCTTTCTCCTTGGCTCTGACCCTAGTGGTTTAGAGGTAAGATAGTTAGGGAGAGTAAATATGAAAGAATCAAGTAAGTACTTATGTCCCTGAGCGAAGCGAGGGGATTTTTCTGAGGGATTCGATGTCCCGAAGAAAAACAGGACAGAATAAGAATGACCCAGATGATTTTTTTGCAGTTGAATAGTTTATGTTCCTGAACGAAACGAATGAAGCAAAGCTTAACGCAGTTAAGCAAAGCTGAATGAAGTGTAGTGAAGGGTTATAAACACAGAGGAAAACTGAGTGCAGTTTACGAAGTTTTCGTCCTAGGTTTTGATCTGAGCGAAGCTAAGATATTCTTTACGAAGTGAAGGTAGTCTTCGCAAAGCGAAGAGTCCCTGAGTGTAGTAAAGAATATCTTAGTGTAGCGAAGATATAATAGAGGAAGAAGCTCGATGCTATCCTATGCATTATACAGATGAGCAAAGCGAAGCGGTATAATACAGAGGATAGTATCGAAGCTTTCTTCCATCGCTTTGTGTTTCTAGGAAGCTGTGCGTAGCACAGTATTGCTGCTGTTATACAGCAGAAAACAAAGGGGCGGGGGTATGCCGCTTTGCCGAAGCCGCAAGGCTGAGGTCATACCCCTTCGATACGCACCCCATCCCCAACTTCATAAGGGTAAGAATAACAAACACCACCCCCCTCTTCTCTATACAGAAAAATTCTTCATATCTATATATCTGCGCTATATTTTCCTAGTTCATCAGGGTAATAGATTGTATATACTAAGAGGCAAAGAACGCACGCTACGAGCCTGATAGACTAATTGGGTCTTCTGCGTGAGCAAATAGTACTATAATAACGAGAAAGAGGGATTATATTATGAGAAAAACTGATATAGATACATTCTTTACTGAGGCGTATGAATCAAGAGATGAATATAGAGGTGAAGTGAAGTATAACCTTAAGCCTAGAAACAATGCATATGGAGACATAGTAAAGAAGATACAGAAGATGGGTCATAAGAAAGTCATATCACTTAAGTTAGATGCAGAGGAGGTACTAGGCTATACTAATCTCTTTATATATGAAGCATTACTGAAGTATGACGGAGACTTGAGCGAAGCGAACGTGAGTGAGCTGAAGGATTATGTATCACTGTACTGCTATGACAGATATAATAAGCTATCACGTGACAATGGTATTAATTATGACTACTACTATAATAAGTGTTCTGGTAAATACGAGCGTATAGTCACTTGTGAGTACAGTGAGCAATGTGAGGAGAAAGAAGCGGCTGTATCCTCTAATAACACAACTATACATAACTTCATAGCTACATATATAACAGAAGAATATCTGACTTATAAGCAAATAGAGTACTGTAATACGGTTCTTGAGTATGGACCAAGTAAAGGTGCTGGTATATATGATATGAATGGTAACTTACTATATACGAAACAACAAGCTAATTACTATAATAATGAGATAAGAGCGAGATTGGCGCAATATCTTGTACAAAACAGACAATGACATATTGATAGTACCTATTGCCTCGGCCAGTAATGCCCAATACTGAGTACGGGGCTTTCTTTTGTTATAAATAATAATGTGAAGGGAGGGACGCATGATGGGAGCTAAGAGAATAATAAATGGTCCAGGAGGTAAATTAACAAGACAACAAGAGATGTTCGTACAGGCATTATTTGCAGGGCATAGTCAATCGGAGGCCTTTAAGATAGCTTATCCTAAAGCTAATAATTGGACACCTCAAGCTGTAGCAACTGAAGCATATAGGACTATAAAGAAGCCACATGTAGCAGCTAGATTAGAGCAATTACAGAATAATTATCAGAAACATCTAGAGTTTTCTTCCTTCTACGGTAAAGAAGAGTTACTATATGACTTCCTATACCTTAAGGAGAAAGCAGAGGAGTCAATAGATGACTTAGGAGTAAGACAAGCTAATAGTAATGCACTTGTAAATGCACTGAAGAATATCGGCGAGATATTAGCACTGTATCCAGATAAGAAAGTAGACCTTAATGCTAATATAAGTAGCGACTTCGAGATTAATATATTAGGTGATACGAACGAAGTGAGCGAGGTCGATGCTATAGATGGTACGTGTAATGAGGTAGACGATGTATTAGAGTTAGAGGAGCCAGCTTTACAGATGGATCTAATATTCCCACTATTAGAGAAAGAAGCGGAAGCGAACGAAGTGAGTGGTGATGACGATGGCGAAGATGCCGACGCTTAATATACACAAGAGTATGTTCAATGATGCCTTCTTGCCATATTTAGAGGATTATACACACAGATTCGAGGTATATAGAGGAAGTGCGGGGAGCGGAAAGTCGCACTTCGTAGCACAGAAGATAGTTATAAAGGCACTAAAGAGCAAGCGAAGAGTATTAGTATGTAGAAGACATGGATCAACAATCAGAGAATCAGTATTTGCTCTATTCAAGGACACATTAGCGGCCTTCAAGATATATGACCACTGTAAGGTTAATAAATCAGATAGGACTATAACTTTGCCAAATGGATCGACTCTAATCTTTACAGGTCTTGACGATGAGACAAAGCTACTATCTTTACAGAATATTTCGGACGTATTCGTAGAGGAAGTATATGAATGTAACAAAGAGATAATAGAGCAGCTTAACTTCCGTATGAGAGGTAAGGCAGAAAATCAACAAATCTTTATGGCCTTCAACCCTATCAGTAGTAAGCACTGGTTATATGAGTTCTGTGAGATTAATCCACCTAAATCATTCTTCTATCATGTGTCTACATATAAAGATAATAGATTCTTGACGGCGGAGTATGTAGCGGCACTTGAGGAAACATTGATTACTAATCCACGTAAGGCAGAGGTCTTCGTAAAGGGCAATTGGGGCGCTCTAGTAGATGACCTTGTGTATCCTAACCATGAGATACGTGACTTCGATATTATAGAGCTACTACAGAACAATGCTCTTGAGGTTAGATGCGGCATGGATATGGGGTTCGTAGACCCAACGGCTATAGTAACAACGTTATACGATAAAGAAAACAGCACTATATATATCATTGATGAGTACTATAAGCGTGGTGCAACACTTGATGACGCAGCAGATGCCATTATTAATAAGATGAAGATTAAGAAGCATAAGATATACGTCGATAGTGCAGATCCACGAGCTATCAAGTACTATAGTAGCAAAGGTATTAGAGCGGAAGGTGCTAGGAAAGGTAAGAACTCAGTACAGACAGGGATGACATTCCTACAGAATCATAAGATAGTATGCCATGATAAATGTAAGAACGTAGCGGCGGAACTAGAGAACTTCGTATACCTGAAGGACAAGGCAACAGGTCAATTATGCGAGGATAAGACCGACCATGACTTCTCGCATGCACTCGATGCATTACGTTATGCATATAGTGACCTATATACATCTAAGAAGTTCAGAATTATAAAGACAAATTTCTAATAAGGAGGGGATTATCATTTATAAGTACAGAAAAATTCCTTACTTCCAGACTGATGTACCAACATTACAGATATCAGATATACTTCAGATAATAATGGAGCATAAACAATATGCTGCTAAGTACAGAAAGAACGAGCGCTATTATGATGGAGACCATGAGATACTGTATCGTGTACAGAAGGACGCTAGTAAGCCTAATAATAAGATAGTATGTGACTTACCAGCATATACTGTTGACTTAAGAACTGGTTACTTCTCTGGTGAGCCTATAGTATTTGCTTCTGATAATCAACCACAACATGAAGCAATCAGAGATATAATCGAGTATAATGACTTCCAAGACCTTAATGCAGAGCTTGATATAATGTCATCTATATATGGTCATGCCTTTATGGTTGTCTATATAGATGAAGATGGTATGCTTCGTCTAGGAGTAGATGATCCATATAATACATTAGTAATACATGATAGTACTATAGAACATAAAGTAATGGGGGCGCTTCGTTACTTCGAGTTTTCTGACGCAGTAACTAATGAAGATAAGATTAAGATAACACTATACACTAAAGAAATGATATATGAGTTAGAGGGGCCTATAACTAATCCTGTAGTAGTTGGTGAGCAACCTAATATATTCGGAGAGATACCTGTTATAGAGTTCTTAGAGAACAGCAATAGATGTGGCTCATTCGAGAAACAAATATCTATAGTAGATGCTATAGAGAACGTATTATCATCTAGTATTAATGAGATACAGTACTTCGACAATGCATATCTGCATCTAAAGGGAGTAGTGGAGGACTTATCAGAACTTGATAATTATGAAGGCGATCCATTCGAGGATATGAAGAATAATAGGACTCTAATAACATTAGGAGATGGAGATGCTAAGTTCCTAGTGAAGGATATTAATGATACATATATCCAGAATACACTTAAGAGACTTACAGAGGAGTATCATAAGTTATGTAAGACACCTGCTTTATCAGATGAGAACTTCGGTAGTGCATCTGGGGTAGCATTACGTTATAAGTTATTCAACTTAGAGAAGGACGTATCAAGAAAAGAAGGTAAGTGGCGTAAGTCTTTACAGAAAATGCTAGAGTTAATAACTATATATCATAATATCAAGTCAATGAATTATGACTATAGAGACGTAAAGATAACATTTACTAGAACATTACCTCATAATGAGGCAGAGGTAGTTGATATGATTAGTAAATTAGTCGGATTAGCTTCTCATAAGACACTATTATCACAATTAGACTTCATAGAGGACCCAGAACACGAGATAAGATTGCTTGAGGAAGAAAAAGCACAACATATTGGTATATATGCTGAAGAAGTAATGGTACAAAGCCAATATGTAAGACAAGAAGGTGGAGGCGGCGAAGGTAGCCGTGGTCCTAGAGGTGAATATAATACAGATATAGCACCAGATGAAGGAGAATAATATGCTTACTATAATAGGAATGATATTACTTCATTGTCTAGCTGATATGGCTTGGGGTTGGGCCTTCCTAACTTCTTGGTTCATAGTCAGCTTATTTGCATACGCAAAAAAATAATATACTGTCTTTTTCTTACTTGAATCGTTAGACAATAAAGAAACCGAACTCGGATACTACAGTCACTGAGACTATAAACCAGGAGGATACACATGGATATAGAGAACAACAACCCTACACAAGCAACTGAAGTTCCTGATGGTGCGCAACATCAAGAGAATAACAATGCTCCTGTAGAGAATAAAGAAAAAATGTTTTCCCAATCAGAACTTGATTCTATCATAGAGAAACGTCTTGGCAAAGAAAAAGCTAAGTGGGAGAAGAAAGTTAAGGAAGAAGCAGATGAAGCCGCAAGAATGGCACAAATGAGTGAAGCAGAAAAGCAAGAAGCGCTATTTACTAAGCGTGTACAAGAGTTCGAGGAACGTGAAGCAGCCTTCAATGAGGCACAAGCAGCATTACAGAGAGAAAAAATGCTTAATGAGACTAATAAGCAGTTATCAGAAAGAGGATTACCTCTAAATTTTGCCGAGCATATAATGGCAGATACGGCAGAAAACACTTTAGCTAATATAGATGCATTCGAGAAAGAATGGCAAGCGGCTATTAATAAGGCAGTTGACTCTAAGCTTAGAGGTTCTACTCCTACATCACCTGTAAGCAAGAGTAATAAGCCTAAAGATGTAGCAAAAATGAGCTTTAGTGAGTTCGCTAAATATAAGAATAATAACAAATAATATTATATAGAAAGGTTGATGATAACAATGGCAGTAACAATGTTAGGAAACTTAATAGATCCTGAAGTATTAGCACAATACTTAGATGTTAAATTAATGGACGCAATAAAGTTTGCTCCTTTATGTAATGTAAATAGAGACTTAGAAGGAAGACCTGGTTCAACTCTTACTTTACCTAAATATGGATTCATAGGATTAGCTGACGTAGTAGATGAAGGTGCAGAAATACCTATGGAAGCATTATCAGCAACTTCAGAAGAAAAAACAGTACAAAAAATAGCTAAAGGTGTTACTATAACTGACGAAGCTATATTATCAGCTTATGGAAACCCAGTAGACGAAATAGCTAAACAATTATTAATGGCTATAGCTGGTAAAATTGACAATGATTGTGCAGCAGCATTCAGAGAAGCTACTCTTAATGTACCTGTAACTGGTAAATTCGGTAAAGATGCAGTAATAGATATGATAGCTAAATTCGGTGAAGACATGGATGAAGATATGGTATTAGTAATAAATGCTCAACACTTAGCAGAATTAAGAAAAGAAGAAGCATTTATGCATGTAATGAATGGTCAAGTTATAATGTCTGGAGAAATAGGACAAATATTTGGTGCTAGAGTTGTTGTTTCTAATAAAGTACAAGCTAATGAAGCATTCTTAGTTAAAGCTGGTGCAGTAGAAATAATAATGAAGAGAAATGTAGCTGTTGAAGCTGACAGAAACATAGTAAACAAAACTAATATATTCACTGCTGACGAACACTATGTAGTTTACTTAAGAGATGAATCTAAGATAGTTAAAGCTACTATAGCTTAATTATAAACAAGCCAAATAAAGGCTGGTGATTCCTATGGAAGACTATTTAGATCAAGAACTAGAGTATCTAGAGCAAGCATTACAATATGTAAAGATTAAGTTAAGTATAACTGACGATGAACAAGATGAATTATTAGCGACATTATGTGAAGATGCTTATGATTATATGTGTATATATTTCGATTGTGATAGAGATAGTGATGACAATTATATGCCTCCTATACAATTACAGTTCGTACTAGAGGGTGTAGTAGTAAAGAGATATAGACGTATAGGTGCAGAAGGTATAGCAATCGAGAAAATAGATGTATTAAGCACTACTTATGAGAGTGGTGATGATTTTGCTGAATATATGACTATAATGAATCAATATAAACGTAGAATAGGCAGAGATAAAGGGCCGAAAGGGTTCAGGTTCTTCTAATGCACTATAATGAATCTGCCGATATATATACTGTAATAGAGCATGATGATGGTATGGGTGGTTATACTGAGGAAAGAGTCCTAGTAGCCACAATAAAGTGTAAAGTTGCTCCATATACAGTAAGAGATGTTGAATCTGCTGGAGTACCTTCAGTACACTCTAAGAACAAATTATTCACGCAAAATAAAGACTTCATAGAGGATGTCTATTCAGAGTACCTAATAGTCTATAAAGGCGTTACATATAGGAGGCTAACTGTTATGGATGCAGGTAAGTGCCTAATAATTGAGATAGAGAGAGTCTTTAGAGGCTAATGGAGATAAAGGCAACATTAGATATGAACTTTAACTTTAGGGATCTTGATATAGATGACTTAGTAGAGCGTGAACTTGCTAATACTGCTTCTGCTATAGAGGAACAAGCTAAGAGTATTACACCTGTAGATACAGGAAGACTTAGAGCGAGTATAACAGCTGATGTAAAGGGGCTAGAGGCAAATATAGGGACAGATGTAGAGTATGCTTCCTATGTACATGACGGTACTAGTGAGATGGCGCCTCAGCCTTTCCTTTATCCAGTAGCAGATGGCATAATAGATGGTATTGATGATAGGATAGCAGATGATATAGCGAGGTTATTATGATTAAGTTACATGATATATATAAAGAAATATTCAGCCGAATCAATGCACTACCATATAATGTGTATGATGAATTAGTAGAGAATCCACAGTGGCCATTCATAAGAATAGACTACTCATATAATAGAGACAGAAGTGGTAAGAATTATGATGGCATGACTTATTATCAGTATATACATGTTTTTTCCGTATATAAAGGGCGTAAAGAAGTATTAGAGATAACAGACATGATAAATGAGGCATTATTAGATAAGATAGAGACTGATGACTTCGTAGCTTATCCATATATAGAGCGTAATGAGATAGCTGATAGATCAGATACTATCGGGGGACAAAAAACAGGTTATAACACAAATGAGACATACAGACATGGGATATTAGTATATAAGTACGTAATCTATAATAAATAATATAAAGAAAGGTTGATGATAGCAATGGCTGGAATACAAACAGACAAAATAAGAGGGTTAGAAATATTATTATACGTTAATGGTACAGCAGTAGGTGGACAAAGAGGAGCTTCTTTATCAATGTCTGCTGACGAATTAGATGTTACTGACAAAAATACTACAGGATACAAAAAATTCTTAGTTGGACTTAAAGAATGGTCTATATCTTGCGATGGATTAGTTGTTGCTGGAGAAGAAGGATACGATGCATTATTCAATGCATTTATAGCTGGTAATGTTATAGAGGTTGAATTAAAGAAAGCTGATGGTACTTTTGGATATAAAGGACCAGTTGTTATATCTTCTATGGACTTCGATGCTCAATATGATGACGCATTAACTTATTCTTGCGAACTTAAAGGTGCAGGAGACTTAGAGCAAGTAACAGGAGCTTAATTATATAGAGGGGCCGCTTTATGTGGCTCCTTATTAGCAAAATAAATGATGTAGGAGAGGATACAGATGAAAGTACTAGAGATAGCAAATAAAGAATATGAGATAAAGTTCAGCATAAATACTTTATGCAGAATGGAAGCAGATGGTCTTGATGTAATGCATATAAATACAATAATAGAAAATATAAACTTCACTCTAATAAGAAAATTATTCTTCTATGGTATAATGGCTTCTGCTGGTAAAGGCTTCACTGAAGCTAAAGCTGGTGATATGATGGACGAATACTTAGCAGACAATGACTATAATGAATTAATGACAGTATTAGTGTCTGAATTAGCTAGAGCATTAGGCTATGACATAGATGCTAAGGAAAAGCAAGAGGCCGAGGAATCAGATACTGAGGCGGGAAAGTAGAGCCTGCTAGTTTTTCTGAGATTATAGATAATCTATATATGAAAATAGTGGGCGGGATGAAAATCTCGCCTTTTATTTTTTATAGCATGACTTTACGTGAAGCAAAACTAGCAATAAAGGGCCACAGGAACGAAATGCATGAGCAATATATATGTAATCTATATGCCACAACTAACTCTATTGGTTCATGTTTCGGTGGTAAGAAATATAAGATGATTGATCCATTCGATAATAATAGCTCTAATAATAAGAGCAAGGAGGATAAGAGACACACTGCTGAATATGCATCATTCCTTAGTGCATTCGGTATAGATGCTAGAGATGTAAGTAGTTTAGAGCACGATAATAGTGACTGGGATAACCTAAGTATAGAAGAAAAACGTAAATTATTATTCAAGCAATAAGGTGGTGATGTAAGGAATGAGTGAGAAACAAGTTAATATTAAGATTACGGCCAATACTAAAGACTTCAATAGCGCCATAGATAAGGCTAAGAGAGAAATAGAGGGCCTTGCCGAAGCATTAGAGAAACTTAGTGCTAATAAGATTGGCGAAAAGATAGAGGAACAATTCAGTAATCTATCTAAAGTAATCAAGGAACTTGAGGATAAGATAAATGCTATAGTTGGTTCATTCGATAAACTTGATAAAGCCAAGCTTGATAAAGCAGAAGATGGATTAGATGATACTAATAAGGCCGCAGAAAAACTTAATGACACATTAGATGATACTGCCAACAATATAGAGAATGTGGCTGATAGCGCTAAAGAATTCAATACTGCTGGTAAGTCTATTAGTGAACTAGGTAAAGTATATGAAGAAACACAAGAAACTCTAGAGAAATTAACTAAAGAGTACGAAGAAGCTGCTAATAAGCAGAAAGAATTATCTGAAGCTTATGAGAAAAGTCAAGACGCTCTTAAGGAACTAACTGATAAAGAAAAAGAACTAGTTGATGCATATGAGAAAGCTAATAAGGCAGTAGAAGAACAAAGAAAGGCTATAGATACAGTAATCAAGCCTATTGAAGAATATAACAACGAGATAGAGGAACTTGAGCAAAAACTTAGAGATGCTAACGACGCTATAGATGAACAAGAAAAAGAATTAGATGATATTAGTAAAGAATACGATGATATTAGCAAAGAAGTATTACAGCTTAGCGAAGCATACGATAATCTTACTAAAGAACTTGATGACGCAATTCGTGTCTTTACTAGTATGAATGACACTGATGATGGATTCGATGAAGCTAGAGAAAGAGTTAATAGATTAGCACGAGAAGCAACTGAGTTAGGTAATACACTTGTGGATCTAAAGAACACTCAAGATAACCTAGCTAACGAAAAACTATTTGCCGAAGAACAACTTGATAACATCAGAAGAGGTAAAGAAGCAATAGAGCAGTTATCAGAAGAACTTAGGGAACAGCGTAGAGTGGCAGAAACTTCATCTGATTCTTATGACGACATGGTTAAGGAACTTGACCGATTAGAGCAAGAAGCTGATGATGCTGCTAAAGAATTAGATGAATTAAGACAGAGCTTAGAGAAAACTAAGATAGATAATAACTTCAATAAAGACGAACTAGATAAGGCTACACAAGCTGTAAATGAATATAAAGAAGCAATAGATGAAGCACAAGAAGTAATGTTCAGATGTAATATAGCGGCTCAAGAACAAGCTGACGAACTTAATAAACAATATGGAGCTTATGAATCTCTTAGTAAGTGGGTAGAGAAGTATATAGACGACGAAAGTAAAGCTATAGCACTTAGAGCACAAGTAGCTGAATCATTCCAGGATGTAGCACATGCTATGGAAGGCGTATATGCTGACTCTAAGAAACTTAACAATATGGAGAAAATCAATAAAGTACTTAAGGAGTCTAAGGAATTCCTTGATGACTTTAACTTAGTTAGTCTTGATAACGTAAATGAAGAGTTAGATAGATTCAATAAGAGATTAGAGAATACTATTGATAAGCAAAAGCGTTATAAAGCAGTAGCTAAAGAATTTGGTACTGATGATGGTAAAGAGGCTTATCGTATACAGAAAAAAGCTGAAGCACTTAAGGAATGGGCTGATTCTGCTGACTTTGCTGTAGGAGCTGCTGATAAACTTGCTAAGGCATGGGGAAATGTAAGTGCCGCAGGTGCAGAAGACCTAAAGATTAGTGAACGTAGTAAGTACTTAGAGGAATATGGTAACGCACTTAAGGAAAACGTTAAGCATATCCAAGAATTCTATAAAGAGCTAAAGACATTAGATGAGATATATGAGAAATGTACTGATGACGAAAGAGCCATTATAGATGACTATAAGTACTGGGAAAAGAATAAAGAGAAACTAGAGGACTATAATCAAGCTATTAGAGATTATCTTTCTGTCATTAAGGAATCAGGAGGCCAAATTTCTGAGAAATTCTTAGATGATAAAGGTGCTTTCGATATCAAGAAATTCATAGAGAACTATAATAAGTTCGGTGAAGCTAATAATGTACTAAAGAAATCTATGGAGGCTCTAAAGGTTAAGACACTTGCTTCTGTTGAGTCTCTAATACAGAACGCTGATGCTAATAAGAGAGCAGCTAAAGCAGCCGTAGAGAATGCAGAAGCTGTTCGTGATCAAGCCAAAGCAGAGGAAAGAGCCGCACAGACTCAAGAAGAACGTCTTGAGGCAGCTAAGAAATTAGCTAAGGCAGAAGAAGAACTAGCTGAAGCTAAGAAAAAACTAAAGAACTTCGACCAAGACTTACTTGATGATATGGATAAGTTAATCAAGAAGTTCAATGAAGGTGCCGAGGCAGCAAGAAAGCTTGGTATCAATATGAAGGATATATCTAAGATTGATATCGGTAAGATAGAGGGCGGTAAACCATTTGCCTCTTTATTAGATGATATGAAGACATTCGGAGATGATTTACCTAAGTCTCTTGATGAATTCAAGCGACAAGTAAAGGCTATCTTTGCTGATATGGACGGTCTTGATTTCGGTGGTGTCTTCGATAATCTTAAGGACTTAGGTGCTGGCTTATTAGGGAAATTACCTACTGAACTTAAGGTAGCAGCGGCAGCAGCATTAGCTCTAGGTGCAGCACTTAAGGAATGCGCAGAAATAGGTATTAATCAATTTACTAGAGGTATGGACACTATTAGCAATGCTTTATCTGGCTTAGTAGGTATGGCAAGAAGTGTTGGTACAGAAATTAGAGATGCTTTCGAGAATATAACAGGTATGCATCTTGATGCCTCAAGCTTAATGGAGATACCAGTAATGTTCGAAGCACAAATGCAAAGAGTTAAGGCTATAGGCGAAATGACAGAAGAAGAATTCAAGAGAATAAATGACTTAGCAATAAAGCTTGGTGCTAATACTGTATATGGAGCTACTGAAGTTGGAGAAGCCATGGAATACATGGGTCAAGCTGGATGGGACGTTGATGAGATCGAAAAAGGCGTAGAAGCAGTACTTGATCTTGCTACTGTAGCAGATATGGACTTAGGTAAGGCTTCAGAAACCGTTACGGACATAATAAACGCCTTCAAGAATGCCGGAAAAAATAGTCTAACAGCAGACGATGCTCGTGATGTAGTTGATTTACTTAATACTGCGGCTGTTAAGACAAGTACTTCTATTGAGCAACTAAAGAGTGCCTTCAGTAACGTTGCTCCTATAGCTGGTTCATTTAAGATGAATATAAAGGACTTGGTTATGGCACTTGGTCTAATGGGTGATCAAGGTGTTAAGGGCGCTAAAGCTGGTACCGCACTTAAGAATGTAATAACTAATATGAATAGACCTACAGAAGAACAATTAGCAATTATGAAGAAGTATAACTTATTAGGCGCTAGAAAAGCCATGATAGACGGTGACTTGCTAGGCGGTATTAGATTAATGAAGCAAGCATTAGACGGCTTAAGTGACTCAGAGAGAAACCAGGTAATAGAAGCTGTTGCTGGTCAAGAAGCATTATCTGGTGTATCTGCATTACTTAATAGTAGTACAGAAGATATAAATGAATTAGAGACTGCTATGAATAACTGTACTGGTTCTGCTCATAATATGGCAGAAGAATTCAAGAAAACAGTTAAAGGCGCTTTGGATGATCTATCAGGTTCTATAGAGTCAACTCTACTAAAGATATTCAATGATGAAGTACAAGAAAAAATTGCGGGAGTTATAAATCAGATATCTGAATTCTTCAATATACTAAATGGCTTTAGTGATAGTGGTCTTACAGGTATAGCTGGCGCTATGCAATACTTAGAGGAAACAACAAGAGGTTGGGGCGAAGCTATTGCTAATGGCTTACATACTGCTATTAATGCAATAGATGACTTTATTAATAGTGCTTCCTTCGATAACCTATTACAGGCCGGTACTAACATTATTAAGGGTATAGCTGACGGTATAAAGAGAGCTGCTGATGATGGCTCACTTGATAGCGCTATAAGTACTGCTATTGGTAAGATAGCTGATTGGTTCTCTGAGAACTTAGAGACAATAATAGAGGTCGGCGAAGAAATAATAGATGCTATCAGTAAAGGTATATCAGAGAATGGCCCTGCGATAGGTAAAGCTATTAGAGCTGTAATGGATCTACAGACAGAGATAGATAAAGCCGTAGCTAAAGAAAAATGGAAACTAATAGGTGATAACCTAGTATCATTTATATGTGAAGGTATAACAAGTAAAGTTTCTGTATTCATTTCTGCATTATCAGGTTTCTTTAGTACTGGTGTAACTGAAGCGCTTGGTAAGCTAGGCGACTTATTTATTTCTACTGGCTCTACTCTACTATTCGACCCAATAATGACATTAGGTAAGAAAATAGGTGAATGGATACGTGATGCGATATTAGGTGCATTCAATATAAACTTAGATGGCGTATTCTCTTCTATTGGTGACAAGATATCAAGTATAATACCTTGGGGTAAAGACAAGAATAAGTCTTCAGGAAGCAGTAAAGGTAGTAGCAAAGGTAGTACAGGTAAAGCTCCTTCTATAGACACTAGTAGTTCTCCTATAGATATAATAAATAGCAACTTAAGTTCTGGTAAGTCTAAGACAGATGCGACTGCTGCCTCTATAGGTGAAGGTATTTCTGATAACATAACTAGCAAACTAGAGACAATGGATGCCGCAGGACTTCAAGCACTTAATACAGAAATGAAAAACTTACAGACTACTGTAACAGCATTAGGTGCTGGTATGTCTGCTTCATTTACAGTTATACAGGACTCAGCAAGAACTGCCTTTATGAACTTTACTAATATAGTTCGTAATCAGATGCTTAATTGTACTAATATAATACGTAACCAATGTGTTAATTGGTATAACATAATCAATAATCAAGTAACTAATGCGCGTAATGCTCTTACTTCACAATTCTTAAGTATGGCAGCTGTTGCTAGAACACAAATGGTTAATATAAGCAATATAATACGTAACCAAGCCGTTACATGGACTAATATTATTAGTAATCAAGTTAAGAATGCTAGAGACGCTCTTACTAGACAATTTATGAGTATGGCGGCCGTTGCTAGAACACAAATGAGCAAAGTTGCATCAGCAGTGAGTTCTTCTATGAGTCAGGTAGCTTCATCAGCTAGTAGAGGTATATCTATGAATGTTAATGTTAATAGAAGCGTATCTACTGGTTATGCAATGCCTTCTGCTAATGCTTTATATGCGGCTAATGCGGGCGCTACTTTCTCACTAGGTAATAACATGAGTGCTTTTGCCTCTAATGCTTCTTATGCTGCTCCTTCAGGTAATAGTGGTGGTTCATCTAATAGTAGTGCAGGTGGAGGCATGGTAATAGAGGTGCCTTTATACTTAGATGGTAAAGTAGTAGCAAGAGCAACAGCTAAATATATGGACGACGAAATTAAGACAATAAATAAGAGAGAGAACAGAAAGAGAGGTGCGAAATAGTGGCATATTATTTTAGTTATAATGGTGTCAACTTATCTAACCTAGTGGGAGTTAGGGCTGTAGAAACTACAGTCCTTCCCTCTAGAGAAAACCATGCTATAACTATCTGGGAAAGACCTGGTAGTATATATAATAGTTATAGATATGGTGAGAGAGACATAGTTGTTACTTTTCTTATAAGAGCAACAAAACAAGAGTATAATAGTAACCCTACTGGATGTATGGAGAATAAGCTTAATACATTACGTAATGTCTTCAAGGTGACTGAGCCAAAGCCTTTATATCTTGGTACTACTAGTAGATATATATATGCAGTACCTGAAGGCGACTTCAAGATGACAGAACTACGTTATGACTGCTATGAGTGTGAGAT